GGTTCTGTATTTGCAGGAAGAACTAGATTAAGAGGAATTATATTAGCTTCATCTGGTTCTGCAGGTTCAGTTACTTTACAAGACGGAAATTCAGTAACACAGTTTCAAGTAGATGTTCCAGCAGGTGATGTATTTGCATACAATCTTGCAGAAGATGGAATATTATTTGAAGGTGGGATGACTATTTCTACTCTTTCGAATGCTACGGTAACTGTTATTATAGATAAGTAGGAGGTCAAATGGCAAACACAACCTCTGGAACATATGTCTTTGAAAAAAATTTTTCTATTGATGAAATAATAGAAGAAGCTTTTGAAAGAATGGGTATTCAGAACGTAACTGGATATCAATTAAAAACATCTAGAAGAACATTAGATATAATGTTTCAAGAGTGGGCTAATCGTGGTCTTCACTATTGGGAAATTCAAAACAATAATATTACATTAGTAAATGGACAAGCTGTATACACTATGTTTAGATCAGCAGCAGATGGTGCATCTGATGCTACAGCAGTGTTTGGTGTAGATGATGTATTAGAAGCAAGTTACAGAGATTCAAGTAATGTTGATGTTCCATTAACAAAAATATCAAGATCACAATATCAAGCTCTATCTAATAAAACATCAACAGGTCAACCATCACAATATTTTGTACAAAGATTTATAGATAAAGTTACAATAACTTTATATCTAACACCAGGAGCTTCTCAAGCTGGTGATAAAATTAATTACTACTATGTAAGAAGAATACAAGATGCAGGTGCTTACACTAATGCA